TAGGTATGTATGTAAAAGAGTTATCTTCTACTCCATCAATAAATACTTTAATAAAACTTGAATCTTTAGGAGTAACACCAAGTGGTTGTCTAAAGGCTGCAGAGCTTATAGTAGAAACTGAATTTTCTTTAATTACTTTTCTTTTATTTCCTCGTATATAAACCGAATTGTTAGCTGCTAAGTTTACTTCTACTAATTGAGAAATACTAACATAAAAAGGAGGATCAGGAAGTTTGTCTACTAAAGAGCCTCCCCCACTCGTATCATTACTAACTTCTACAAAACCAGAAGTTGTGTTATAATTAACTATTTCTGAAGTATATTGGGTAACTTTTGGTCTAAAAGCTGAAAAATTTTCAACAAACGAATCTGTTAGTTTTTCATTTATTGGAAAAGCTAAGAAGTCTTCTCCTTTTAATCTGTCAGGAAATAAATTAACATCATTTACTTCTAGTACGTGTTTATGAAAATTTTCATCAAAACAATTATCAAGAGAGTTAATTGTAAACCTAACATTGTTATTTACTATTTCAAAAGAATCACAAAGTAATCTAATATCTCCAACAGTGGTTGTAAAACCGTTTTTACCAAACAAAATAGCGGTTTCTGTGTTTGAAAAAGGTTCAATATTTGCAACTGTAAAATTTAAAACGGTCATTAATTTATACTTTCAATTTCTGAAAAACCATCAGGCCTGGCTAATTGATACTCTGTAGCTATTTGAATAGGATAATCAGTAACATCTGTTCCTTGTGATACTAAAAGATCGTATCTTACTGTACCGTCTTGATTTTTTCTAACTACTAAATCTAAATCTAAGTCCGGAGTAGGTGGAGACTTTCCTGGGCTAAATACTTGTTTATATGCAACTGGTTTATAAGATATTGTAGATTCAGAATCAATATACACATTAGATATATATTCTACGGCATCTATTTTAATAGTTTCAACACTATCTCTTTGCAGTTGTACTATTTTAAAAAGTTTATCATTTGTTCCTCTATAGAAATTAGAAGGATCAGTCTCGCCTAAACTCCAAATATCGCCTCTAGTTGGTTTAGTAGTGTTATCAAAACCAGAAAAATTATCAAAAGTTTTTGTAGAAGGATTAAATTGTTTAACTACAGTAAAATCAACAAAATCTAAGCCACTACTTACATTTTGATTACTTAATTCTGTTGATTGATAGCTTTGTCCATTAGAATAAATTCCTTTATGTATATTTTTAACATATGTTGTAGTGCCAGACTGAAAGTTAGTATTTGACAAAATATATAAATCTGTTTTATCTGTTTCAAACTTAGTAACTCTTAGAGCTAAAGGAAGAGTATTACTGGTTATTGTATTATTTGTAAGAGCGGGGCTAGAAAAGTGCTCTATATAAACATTAGAAGTATTTATAGTACTATTTGCTCTTACTTTTCCGCCATAACCCCACGCAAGACCTTGAGTTTGTTGCTGCACAGCAATAACATCTCCAGGAATTAAATCTAAAGCAGTTACATCAGTTCCAAAAGCAATAGATCTTCTTAAATATTTATTTACAGCAAGTAAATATTGACCATACCTAATAGCCTGACTTCTACGAGTAACTCCGTGTAAATCTATAGAAGTAATATTTTCTATCATATTCCTTTCTCTTAGAGCTTTATCATCATCTAATTGTATGCTTTCTCTTTTATAGTGATTAGATGGATTAATAAAACTGACTTCAACCCCTGTTAGTTGAGCACTTTCCATAGTTCCTGAAATAGTAAAACTATCTTTTAATATGTTAGTTTCATTAAAAATAACCGAAGGAACTTCTCCTGGCTTATCTATATTAATAGAAAGCCCTCTTGGAGTATAAACTAAAATAGCCCTTAATGTTGCACATATTTTTTCTAATAACTCAAATCCTTGACTTCGATCAGCAATAATACCATCATAAATAAATCTTCTTTCTAATACAGACGTACCTTCTGAGAGTCCTTGTAATGTTTGTCGAGGGGCTGAAAAATAGGTTCTTGGTTTATATCTATAACTTCCATCAGCTATTCCAGATACTCCTTCAAACTGTCCAGTAACAGGGTCACATGCATCACAATATTGAGCAATCTCATAAAACTTATATTTATCGATATTTTCTTCATTTATTCCAAGACCGTAAGAATCATTAGTTAATAAATCATATATAATCCAAACAGGATTTTGAGTCCACGAATAAATAAAAGTTCCATCCCAAGCACCTCTGTAAATAACAGGTTTAGTATACTTAATTGTGCTTCCAGTACTTGCTTGTCGATATCCTACGTAGCTATAAGAAAGATTACCACTGCTAGGCACCTCTACTTCTCTCCAATCAATTTCTCCATCTGATAGGGTAGGTTGATCATAATTAGAAGGTACTTTTACTAATAATCCCTTAATGACAGAAGTAAATCTAGGAATTTGTCCAGTATACTCATTATGCGCTTCTAAAGAATAACCAACTATAGCTGTTCTAGGATACGCTACAGGATCATTTTCTATTTCTGTCCAACCTAGTACTGCTATATTTTCTTGAGTTCTACTACTATCCGTATCATTACTGGTTTTTTCTATTGTAAATTTATAACCATTGCTATCAAAGTTTTTTATAACGACATCAACATCTACTTTATATGCAACATTAGTTTTTCCAGATATTCTATAAGGTACGGGATCAGCAGCTAAAGTTAATCCATCGCTTTTAAATACCGTAATTTTAAAAGTCACACTATGATCAAGAACATCTCCATCATCATTCATTTTTTGTAGAGCATTGAGTAAAAACTTAAAACGTATTGCATCCCAAGCAAATGAAGAAGTAGGCTGAAGCACTACTTTTGTAGCAGGAACACCTTCAAGATTACCTTTTTTAAGTACTATTGCACTGCCGAATTGTTGTACTTGTGTAGTTTCCTCACCAAAAAGAGGTAAAGCAGATTGATTTACGGTACCGTTTCTACTAACATATATGAACCTATCAGTAATCATAGTGCCATCATCATAATTAATAAAAGCGTCTGGACTAGATTCATTTATTTCTATATCAAAAACACCATTAGGATTAACTTTATAAACAGGTCCTTCACTGACACCAGTAGTAAGTAGCATTAAGTCTTGTGAAAACAAGTTATTATCAGCCTCAAAATTACCTCCTGAGCCTCCTTTACCTCCTTTATGTCCACTTACTTCAAATACTTTCATTTATTTCACCACCACCCTGCTGCTATTCCATAGCCAAATATATTAATACACGCAAAATATAAAGTAAGCAGCATAACCCATGCTGATCTTCTGCGCCAACTTGCATAAGCTTGTGTTATGCTTCCTATAAAAAATCCCGGATATACTAATAACATATCAGGATTAGCTGCATTAACTGCAAGAGTTAAGCTTGCAAATACTGTAAATATAAAACTTATAAGTTCGAAATAGAAAGCAACTCTATCAGTAACATAACTATTAATCCAAAAATTTTTTATTTTTTGCATTTTTAACGCCAATTTAAGCCAGGAAATAAATTACCAAATGTTCTTTTCATTATATATTCCGTGCTTCTCTCAGGGCCTTTGTCTATAGTTCTAACTTCTCCACTTAATAAATGTCCTGCTACTCTGTGCCTACCATATACTAAAGGAATAGGGGTTCCAGAATTTAGTGTGTGTTGTAAAGGACCAAAAGCATCATTTTGTCTAGCAGCAGCATCTCCTGAACCATCAGATTTTGGTGGTTTCATAATTTCCATCATTACAGCACCAATCATCATTGATACACCAACGTGCATTACAACGGTGCCTAATGCGGTTGCTGTACCGCCTGCAGCAACTGCTTGTGACCCAACCGCTACTCCCTCTACCATTTGCGCTCCTAGTTGAGGAGCATAAACAGCTACAGCAATAATTGCAGCAGCAACAAGGGCTGTTTCTAAACTAGATTTACTGCCTGCAATAATAGGGAGTAAACAAAGTTTTGCACTTTTAATCTTTTTAGAAAAATAGTCTTGAAAAGTTAGTAGCTTATTATCAACTAAGTCCACTATACTAAAATTATCTGTAATTTGCTTATTTTTGATCTGATTAATAACCGTCTTTAATTTAGGAAATGTAGCTTCAAGAGCAGATATAAGTTGTCCATAAGTTGCTACATCAAAAGTTATTTCTCTAACTTCATTAGTGTATTTTAACAAACTTTTATGAAAACGCATTTCTACTTTCATTTTAACATATCTTCCTGTAACTTTTTAAACCTTGTACTTTGAATATCTTTATCATACCAATAAACAAAAACATTATCTTCCCAACCTACTAAATAAGTATATCCTTCGTCTGCTATCTTTTTTCCATCTAAAATTGAAGGAGTAGGAGCTTCATCTGGGTGTGAATGAAAAAACCCCCAACAATCATCCTCATACTCTAATAAAGCTAAAGGATCTAATATAAAATTATTTATTGGGTCTTTACTAATATTTTTACAAGGAATATATTTAAAATCTTTTGTTACTATTCCGCAAGCTTCTTTAGGATACTCCTTAAAAGAGTGTTTTCTAAACTCTTCTTTTAGAAATTGAAGTTTTTCCATCTATATACCCCCACTGTATATCTTTTATACCATTTTCCATATGGCGCAATCCAAGAAGTATGGTCTACCATAGTTTGTAGCATTTTATTATTACCAATATACAAAGCGCAATGATTTGCTATATTTGAACTTCCTATATTCATTACTATTATATCAAAAGGTTGCAAAATGTCAACCTCTACAAAATTATTTTTTTCATTTTTGAAAAAATTTTCCATCACTCTTTCATGGGTTTTATTGTACCACGTTTCTTCTACAATATTACAATGATCCCAAGTATGTACTTTAAAATCTTCGCCAGTTTGATCAAAAATTACTTTAGCACATAAATTACCACAATCTATACCAACGGTTAAATCATTTCCTAAATGTCTGTACGGTATTCCTAAATAAGTAGTAATCCAATCAGGCATACTACGTAAAGCTTTTTCATAACTATTGCGGCAAGTTTCTTCCTGTTGCAATGAATCCCCCAAAATGAATCTGATTGTTTCTCAAAGAGCATGCTTCGTAATTTTTAGCACAAACATCCTGTGCTGAATCGCCTGTTGTAGAATTACTTACTGTAAAAAACCCATTAGCTGATTTAGTTTTACCATTAGGATAACCAGGAATAGTGCTAGTACCATCTGTAGGATATTGACACTCTTCTCCTTTATATACCCATTGACAACTGTTTTTATAAAATCTTCTTTTTGGCAATACAAACTTAAAAAATTCTAACCAATTACTAAGACTAAACTGAGCTGCTACTCTATTCAAGCCCGCTAAACTTTCTATTTTAAACACATCTTCGACATATGCGTGGGGGTCTCTAGTAGGATTTACGATATAAAGTTTATCTCCTATAATAGTATCTATTGAATTTTTAAGTTGCAAAAAGTTTCCTCTAACTTCTCTAACTTCTGAATGTTGAGTAGAGCTACCAGCTACAATAACATTATCACCTACTCTATAAGGTAATGTAGAATATACTTCTACGACGTTTGCTCTAGTTTCTCTAACAGTACTGTACTCAGGCCAATAATCTAAACAAGCTGAAAAAGTAGTTTTTACTTCTACTATTCCCCCTAATAAATCTCTAGAATCTTGTTTTAATTGTTGCCATTCTCCGTTTACTGCTAAAGTTTGTTCATATGTAAAAGCAGAATTAGCTTTTCCAGCATATATAGAGTTTAAAATTGTTTCATCATAATCTGTATGGGTTGGGTTAGTTCTTGGATCAATATTAGATACTACTTGACCACCTACAGTAGCAAATACAGAATTACTAGTATTATTACCAGAAATATATGGATTTTCTACAATTGAGGCAACCAAATTATCATAATTGGAAATCTCAAGAGTAGTTTGATTAACTCGGCCATCAGAAGAAACATCTACGCCGCCAAAATTAAGAGGATAAACTAAATACTCTACCCCACCATGATGTGCTCTATAATCAATATCAGATAAAAAATCTCCTTGAATAGAGGCAAAGTGGTATGGAAAATCTAAAGGCCACGCTAGACCTTCTCCATCATTAGAAGGATTGCCAAATTGATTAGGCGGGTAAAACTCTCCAGGATAATATATTGAAACAAGTCTAACTAGAGGAGATTGTTCAGTAGCATTTTTAAATGCAGCAAACCCTGTTTCTTCTATAGTATCAATAGTTCTAGAATAAAAACTTGAAGTACTAGAATAAGCCGGAATAGTAAAATCAAGATCTCCGAAAGACAGATTAGTATTACCACTACTACTAACAATAGATTGAATACTGACTGATTCAGCGTCTGTAAAAGTGTGACTAGTATTTGCTACTTTAACTTTAATTTTACTATTAGCTTTATCAACATCTACTATTCTTCCTTCGGTAGAAGAACTACTACCTACAACAACATTTCCGGAAAAATAATTATCTAAACTTCCGCCAGACAATGTTAAAGTATAGTCATAAACACGTGTGGACATTAATCAAATACCTCAACCAAATCAAAAGTAACACTGTAGAAATTATCAATAGGATTAGTCCCTGTCGATAATACTTGTTCAACTTGTAAACTACCGTCAAACCTAACTGTAACAGTTCCAGGCTCATTTATATGAGTTAGTTCAAACAAAAATGATTGAAACCCTCCTGATCTTGCTCTATAAAACTCCTCAATAGCTGATTTTACTATTCCTGTAATATTAGTATAGCTAATCGAATATTTTCTTTTAGGACGTCGGCTTACCAATCTTCTTTTTTCATAACCTACTTGTGATTCTGCTACGCTATAGTTATAATTTTCTTCATAACTAATACCTGACCTATCTGGTTTTCTATCTGTCATTGATTCTAGTCTTGAAATAGAAGTTTCTTTGTTAAAAGTCGTAATAGACATAGTTTCAATACCACCAGTAGGGTCGGCAGAAACATTAGAATAAGGAATAGTACTAGCAGCGTCTGTTCCTATAGTTACTCCTTGTTTTCCTAAAGTAGAAGAGGGGAAAGTAAATTCGGAAGCATTTTGAGTAACACCGCCAATACTAATTATAATATCATCTTTTACATCTATTTTACTATTTCTTGGAAGAGCAAAGTTTAGCTGGCTTCCATCTATTGCATAGCTGTTAGAGTTAACACTAACATTAGCTCCTGAATAAGTAATTGATTTAACATCTGGAAAACTTCTTAATATTTCCATAGAGCGAGGTATTCTAATTACTCTTAATTCTACATCTAAGCTAGAGATAGGGGCTTCATCAAAAACAACTGTGTTTTTTAAACTTGCATTTAAA